ATGAGTGAATACAAGGCACTGATGGACCAGGCCGTTGCCGCCCTGCAGGAAGTCATGAGGGTGGATGCGCAGCGAATCGCGGCGAGCATCAACCACGTGCACTCCTTCGGCGCGATCCTCGACCCCACCGCCTACCGGAATGGGATGAGCAACCTCGACGATCAGCAGGTGATCGCCCAGGCAATCCTCGCCGCCCAGAAGGTCGTGCTCAAGTCTGATCGGCTGACGGCCATGCTGTCCCTTGCCGACGCGGTCCAGGGGAAAGATCCATGGCCGTGCATCGGAAGCGGGTTGGAACATGGACGCTGAAACGAAGCACCTCCGTGTGGTCTGCCTGGGGCCTGACCCCTTGCCTGAAGTGGAGATGATCGACGGCGCGCGCAGTGTCGGCCGTTGGTGCATCACCGAGGAGGGGCAGATCCTGACCCGCAACACGGCTGCTGATGGTCCGTCGTGGATCGCAGACACAACCGGGATGCCGGTGCAGGCGATCGAGCTACTGCGGGAGATGCACGCGGGGTGCGAGCGGGTGCGCGAGTTCAGTCAGGCGGTGACACGATGATCTGGACCACCCGGCCAATCGGCACCTATCCCGTGCCGGAGACCAGCCCGCGGGATAGGCGCTCCAGTCCGTTCCGCACGACCTTCTCGGCGGCGATGGGTCTCCTCGAGCGCGAGCTCGGGAAGATTGGCGCGCGCGCAGCCGTGCTCGAGATCGACGTGCAGCCATGGGACCTCCGACAGGATGGGCGGCTGCGAGCGAATGCGAGGCCCCAGGGCCCGCGCGTGGTCGTCTCTGCCGAGACCACCCACGGCCCGATGCAGTGGCCGTGCGACACGTTCCGCCACTTCGAGGCCAACGTCTACGCGATCGCGCTCACCCTGGAGAAGCTGCGGGCGATTGACCGCTACGGTGTGACCACGCACGGTGAGCAGTACACCGGATGGATCGCGATTCCTGCCGCGACGGGTGGCACGGACCCGGTGGATGAGGCGTGGGCGCTCCTGGTGACCACTGCCGAGTGCGACGGTCCGCTGCCCGTGCATGAGCGGACACGCGAGGCTGCCGTGAAGCTCTTCCTGAAGGCAGTCCGGGTCGCCCACCCTGACGCCGGCGGCACAGCTGATCAGTTCGACGCGATTGTGCGCGCGCGCGACACCCTCCTGGAGAGGCTGACCACATGACCCGGACCCGCCGCACCCTGCTGGTGCTCGCCGGCGTGCTCACCCTCGGCATGGGGTGGTGCACCGCCGATCTCTTCGTGCTCCGCCGAGGGATCACCGTGGCAAAGGGTCCCGACGGCGATCCGTACCGGATCCGCCCCGGCTCCTGGGTGACCCAGGTCACGGGCACCGACGAGACGACGATCGGTCGCACCGTGCACCTGCGGTTCGAGAAGCGGCCGTCAGCCTACCTCTATGCGCACGCCTGGCGTCACCTCGAACAGCGTGAGCAGCTCGGCACCCCGTGGTTCGAGCTCCGCTACCTGGTCGACCGCGACTGGGTGCGCGAGATCGAGGCCGATGCCCACCGGTACGGCTGCGCGAACCGGGAGCACCCGCACTTCGCCTACATCGTCCGCGTGATGGCCCGCGTCAGCCTCGATCGCACCGAGGCGCCGCCGGCGGGCTTGTACGCGGCACCCCAGACCATCAGCTGCGAGGACGTGACGCCATGACCGAGACGACGCAGGGGCCCGTGGTGGTGCGGTACGAAGACGGTAGTGGCGACACGCTCGCGCTCTGGCTCAACAGCTACGGCGACCTGATTGGCGGATGGCAGCGCGACAACGTCGAGGGCTACTGCCCGACGAGGGGCTCGACGTTCCCCGTCCGCGATTACCCGCAAGCACTCGTAAACATCGGCAAGACCGAGGCGGAGGTCCGCGCCGACTTGGCTCGGGCGCAGGCCGAGCGGGATGCCAAGGCGTTTGACGGGCACTCGTTCACCTACATCCCTCGGGAGGGCGAACCAACGATGGCGTTCCGCGACTTCGACGGGCTCCGCGAGTACGCGGCCGACGCTCGGCTCGGCGCACTCGTGCGGCGGTGGCGCGACCACCCGGAGCGGAAGGCGAATGTGTTTCATATCAGCCTGACCAACGCGGACGAGATGGAGGACGAACTGACACACCTCGACAGGAAAGCCGCAGTCCGTGCGGAAGCCGCCGCCCGCGCCGCCGAGGAGGGCGAGGTCGGCCCGGATAATGTCCGGCGCAGGGTCAAGGATGGGAGGGTGGAGTGGCGAGAAAAGATCAATGGGTCATGGGCCGCCTACTCCGATCTCGTCCTCTCGATCAGCACAGCCATCGCCTCCCTCGCGGCGCGGGCGCAACAGGCAGGGGGTGAAGGGTGAGACAGGATGAGGTGCGTCCGTTTCTGCGGTTCATCGCCGCTGCGAGCTTCGGGCTCGGGGCCGGGATGTTGGTGCTGACGGCGATGGTGGAGGTTGGTGCATGGGCGGGGGTGTTTGCGGCTTTTGTGGTCGCTGCATTCACCACCCTCGCGGCGCGGGCCAAGGGGGGCGAGTGATGGAGACGGCGAAGTGCCCCGGCGAGGACTGCTGGTTTTGCACCGGTGAAGCGTGCGCCCGGTGCGACCCAAGGCCGTGCCCGTGGAACCCTCCCTGCGAGTGCGACACGGCGGAACGGCACCCACTCGCTCTCCCCCCGACCCGTCTCACGGAGGAGCAGGTGCGCGAGCGGTTGGAGGCAAAGTGGCCTGCCGACTGCTTTGCCACGCTCGCCGGGGACGTGCTCAGCGCCCCTCAGGACAACGGGCTGCTACTCAGGTCCGTCGCCGTCCGCTGGGTACACGATCACTACGAGGAGGTGGGGGACGATGGCACAGAGTGAGAAGAAGATTCGGCCTCGCAAGATGTTCTGCCCGGAGGAGAACGGATTTCTGTGGGCCGAGCACGTCAGCGGTACCGCCAAAGAAGCCCGCCGCGCTTGGGTTGGTTCCTCAGTGCGGACGTGGGCGCAATGGCGCAAGGAACGCCCCGGCCTCCGCATCGTGAAAGTCGAGGTGCGCCATGTCCCGTGACACGGACGCGCTGGTGCGGGAGTTGGAGGAGGCGGGTTGGCCCGTCAAGGAACAGGTGAGCGAGGCGGTGCCGCTTCCGTTCGCTGTGCGTGCCGGGGCGCTTGAGTCGGTGGCGCGGAAACTGGCGGCGGGTTCGTCCGACCTCCTCGCGCCGATCCTCGTGCGTCACGCCAGCCCGGAGGTGCGGGCGAAGGTGCTGCGGGAGTTGCTGGAGGAAGCGATAGGACACGGTGTGCAGGTGGTGGCGCAGGGTGCTGGCCCGGTCGTGGTGTTCAGCGGCGACCTGATCGACGCGATCGCCCCCTCCCCGGAGGCCAGCGATGGGTGAAATCAACCTGGAGACCATCGGGGAGTTGAGGGTGTCCCAGCACCCAATTCAGGGCACGCGCCGCAGCGTCGTCATCCGAGGCGAGAATCGTTGGGGCTGGCCTGCGGTCCGGCTGGAGTTCGGGCCGTGGTGGCATCGGATCTGGCTGGTCATCCGCCACGGCGGCAAGCCGCACGCGGTCATCACCGGGGAGCCGTGCGTGCGCTTTCGAGTGGAGGCCAGCGATGCAGACAAGTGAGCGGTGCGTTCACCGAGGGTTTGGCGTCGGGATGCCGAACACGCTGTACCTCGGCCTGTTCGGTGAGTACGTCCTGAACGCCTTTGGCGAGGTGCCGTATCTCGTCGGCTCGGCGCTCTCGTCGCGGACCCCGCGTGACGTGGACGTGCGGCTGATCCTGTCCGATGAGCAGTACGAGGCGTGGGGGTTCGGTGACCCGCGCCACCCTCACCAGAACCCGAAATGGGAAGCGACCGTGCTGGCGTTCTCGGCGCTGGGCACTCGGTTGACGGGGCTGCCCATCGACTTCCAGGTACAGGCCGCCTCGGTTGCCAATCAGGATGATGGCCCGCGCTCAGCGCTGATTCGGATGTCGAGCATCAAGGAGGCCCCCGATGCATGAGCCGACCAGCGACGGGAGGCCCCCGATGCCGAGTGAGCGCACGCCCTGCCCCGACTGCGGGCGCACTACCAGTGCCGACACGATCCACACCTGCTCGCCGCAGGGCCGGGAGCCGATTCGCGTGGAGGTGGAGCCGGTGTGCTTCGCCTGCGGGCTTGATGGGTACCGCAGGTGCCCCTATCAGGAGGGGTGCCCTGACCCCCTCCGCACCCTCTCCCCCGACAGCTACTACGACCGGGTGATCCGGCTGGGGCTGGCTGACCTCGCAGTGCGGGAAGCGGCTGACGCCGGTAACGAAGCTCCGAGCGCCAGCGCGGCGGACCTCTGGGACCGGAAGGCCACGGAGTACGAGCTCGCGTTGGCGTTGGTGCGGACGCACCCGGACCACAAGGCCGGGGGTGCCCGGTGAGCCGCCGTCGAATTGCACTCATCGTGTGCGCGGTACTGGGTTACCTCGCTGTCGCGGTGGTCGTGGCGGCCGTGCAAGCGCGGCGCACCTGCCCGCCAGTGGGCAGCCCGCCGGGCTGGGCGCGGAGTGAAGCGAAGTGGAACCGGGATGGGGTGGTGGCTGCGGCGATTGCTTGGCCCATCAGCGCCCCTTTCATCCTGCTCGCTGAGGTCCGGGACAGGGCGAACCCGTCACTAGCCGCGTGCCCGGACCACCCGAAGGGAGGGGCGTGATGGCACTTCGTGAACTGGACAAGGCGATCTTCGCCGTACTGGACGCCCTCTCTGCCGAGGTGGTCACGGGGCTGCGAGTCGCGGACGACGCGGTGGCCGCTCGCGGTGCTTACGTGAGCCAGTACCAGAACGCCGCGTCAACCCTCCGTGACCGGATGCGGAATCTGGTTGACGCGATGGACGCAGAGGGGGCCCCCGATGCCTGACCGGACCACGGAGCACCCAAAGGAGGAGTGGATTGCCAGCGAATTGCGCGACCTCGCTCACCACCTGTACGGGCTGGGGCTCAATGCGCCCGGTGAGCAGATCGAGCGCCTGGCAGACGAGACCGACGAAGCCGCCCGCGAGGTGCTGGCGCTACGGGAGCGCGTGGCACAGGTGGAAGCCGAGCGGGATCATGTCGCAGGCTACTACGCTACCCTCAAGCGCGTACGGACCTGCTTCCCGCACCAGTTAGATGTTTGCGACGAGGAAAAGGGCGGGTGCCTCGTTTGCGAAAACGATGCTCTCGCCGCCATCGCACGGGAGGCGGTGGCGGAGATCGAGAACGTCGGGCGCGGCTGGCACGCCTACGCGGTCGAGGAAGTCCAAGACCCGGAGTGGGGCGAATACGAACCGGGTGGCAACCTCCGCGCCCTCCGCGCCCGCCTCGACGCACTGGGGGGAGCGACGGGAGCTGCCCCGTTCAGCGCCGCGAGGCTGATGATTCCGAGCATGGCAGGGACGCGCATGGACCAAGCGTCACGTCGAGCCATGATTGAGACGTGGAAGGGAACTGAGCCCCCGGCCCGGTCGTCACGCGAAGCCGAGCTCCGCAAGCTCGTCGAGCACGCCATCGTGCAGACCAGCGCCGTGCTACCTGCCACCGCGGTGCTGCTCTCCGAGCGGCTCGATGAGATCGGGAGGGGGGCGTGAGCTTCCACGTGAACGCCGCCGGCGTACTGGTTGGCGACGCTACCGAGTGGCGGGAATGGACCGGCAAGGGTCGCCAGGCGATCACCATCGGGCTCTGGGAGTGCGCGGACGGCTGGCGTCACTCGCAGCACCTGCGCTTCCCGAACGGGGGGTACAGCGCCGCAGCACTCATGCGCGACCCGGCCTTCCCCTCGAAGCACGATGCCCTTCGGTTCGCGGTCATCGAAGCGCGCGGCATGCTCAATGGTTCGCTGAGCTACGAATCGAAAGACCTCGGGTCTGCCGTGGCTTGGTTGGATGGGCTGATCACGGATCCCACGCAGGCTGACTTGTTCGCGGCGGGAGGTGGACGGTGAAGCGGCTCGGCCAGATCAAGCGGAAGAGGCCCCTGCCCCGCTCCTCGGCTGCGCTCAAGCGTCGGAAGCGCCTCAAGGCAACCAACGCATACCACCGGAAGGAGTGGCGCGCCCTGGTGCGTCAAGTCCGTAAGCGTTCAGGTGGCGTGTGCGAGCTGCGGATCCGCTGCAATGGCGCACCAGCTCAGGGGGACCCTCATCACCACGGGTATGACGAGCGGTTCGTTGGCTGGCGCCGGCTGATCGTGCCGCTCCACGACCTCTCGGACACGTGCTACGAATGCCACAAGGCAGTGCACTCCGCACCGGGGACGCTACCGCCGATCGAGGAGGACTTCCTGTCATGACCGATAAGGAGGCGCGTGCAGCTGCACGCAACGCGCTCGGCCTGCGAGCCCGAGCCTACCGGAGCGGCGATACCTGTTTCGTGGCCAGGCATGAGGTGCTGGTGGGTGGCACCGGCTATCGGAAGGTCTACGGCTCGGGGCCGAGCTGGCAGGACGCGCTCTCTCAAGCCGAGCTGTCCTACCAGGCCATGCGCGCGAACCCGAACCGAGGGCTCCGTGATGAAGACGAATAGGAGCGCCACGTTGCTGGCCGTGCCGGCTGGTACGATCGCAGGTCGCTGTCGCTCCTGCGAGTCGCCGATCTACTGGGTGAAGACAGCCCTAGGAAGGCGCATGCCTGTCACGATCGACGAGACCAGACCAGGGCACCGCATGCCCACCCTCGCTCTCGAAGGGGCCGGTATCGCGCACTTCGCCACGTGTCCGAACGCGAACGACTGGCGCAAGCCCCGCTGATCGCACGTAGCATCCACCCGCAGTGAGCAGGAGCACCAGTGTCGAGCCGAGGGAGCCAGCACCCAAAGCGAACCGATCGCACCGATCACCACCAGGTCACGCCCCATCAGCTGGTGACGCTGCTCAGGGCAGACCCGGCCCTGCGTCGTGCAGACCGCATCGGCATCGGCCTATCGATGCACGCGGACGGATTCTCGACGCGCGACATCGCACGCGTAGCCTCGCTGCGGTGGTCCACGCTCGTCGAGATGCGACGGCTGCTCGGGCTGCCCCAGCGGCCGCGAGGCGCAGCTACGACCAACGTGCACAAGCCTGACCTCTACCCGCCTCCCCGCTCGCTCGTGCTGGCTGTCGCGGTCCTGGTGAGGACTGAAGACATCTGGACCGCCTCACGCCGACTCGGCATCGGCGAGATGACCGCGTATGGGATCCGGCGTGCCATCCAGTACGCGCTCGAGCTGCAGGCGGACCCTCAGGTGCCTCCTCAGTTCCGATGCCCTGAGTGCGAGCAGCGCGGCCCGCGGCACCCCTGCGCACACTGCGGTCACGAGTGGCTGCAGGACGCCGCGTGATGCGCGCCACGAGGCATCCTGGGGGCTCACTGGGGCGCCCAGCGCCAACCGTTCCGGGTTGGAACGTTGTCGCGAAGTGCAACAACGTTGCGGCCTGCAACGTTCCAGCTTGTAACGGGTCCTCCCAGGCACCCCCACCGGGCGCGGGTAGCGGCGAGGCTCGGGCATTGTCCACACACCAAGTGTTGATAAGTAGGGGTCCGCTCCCGGTCGGTGTTGCCGTCTAATGGCTGAGCACATCATCCAGAAAGACCTCGCAACCCGGCTCGGGCTCGATGTTCGGCAGATCCGTCGCCTCGAGGATGCCGGGATGCCGACTCGCGTCCGCAAGGGTCGGAAGGATTACCCGTGGCCTGGGTCGCTCCACTGGTACCTCGATTGGAAGGTGCAGTCAGAACTCGCGCGGCGCGCGCCCGGTGAGAAGTCGGACCTCGAGACGCGCGAGCTCGCGGCCAAGGTTCGGCTCGCCGAGATCAAGGTCGCGGAAGCCGAAGGGAAGACCATTCCGGTGCCGATCGTGAATCGCCGGTTCGAGGTCATCCACCAGCAGACCGCCGGCGCCATCCGGGCTCTGCGGCAGTACGCCGGTGACTTCGTCGGTTTAACGACGCTCGCGGAAGCCACACTCCGCTGCGAACGCATTGCCAACGAGCTGCTCGCACGAGCGCGCGCGGACGATGAGGACGACGAAGAGCCACCAGCGGACCCGGCGGCGGCATGATCGCGCTCGTGGAGGAGGAAGTCGAGGAAGAGTTCACCGTCGAGGGTGCCGAGGAGCGGTGCCGTGACCTCGACAGGGCACTCCGCCGCAAGATCTACCGGACCCAAGACTGGCTCACGACCAGCCAGTGGGCGGAGAAGTATCTCTGGCTCTCCCCGGAAGACACCGGCGAGTTGCTGAAGTACAAGCTCTCGCTCACGCCCTGGCATCGTGAGCCGATGGACGCGCTCGGCGACCTTCGGGTCCGCCGCGTCGTGCTCAAGTGGGCCAGTCAGACGGGCAAATCAACGCTCTACAAGGCGGACATGGGGGCACGGACCCACCAGCGACCCAGTCCGATGATCTACGTCTTCCCCCGTGTCGAAGACGCGGAGCTGTTCTCGAAGGAGCGGCTCGATCCGATGTTTCGCGACACCCCCATCCTCCAGGGGCTGATCAGCGACGCCACTCGCGACAAGCGCAATACGATGCGGCGGAAGTCGATTCCCGCTGGCTACATCGGCCTCGTGGGTTCGAACTCACCGGCCGCTCTCGCGGCACGGTCCTCACCGGTCGTGCGGGCCGATGAGGTGAACCGCATGGCTGAGAGCGCGGGCGACGAGGGCGATCCGCTCGGCATCATCTTCCGCCGCATGGCGCGATTCGAGTTCAGCTCCTTTGCCGCCGCCTCCTCGCCGACGATCGAGGGCGCGTGCCGGATCACCTCGGAGTACGCCACTACGGACCAGCGTGAATGGTGGGTCCCCTGCCCCCACTGCGACGTGCCCCAGATGTTGCGCTTCGGTGGTCGCGACACGGAGTGGGGAATCAAATGGGTCTCCGGTCGGCCAGAGACCGCCGTCTACGTCTGTTGCCACTGCTCGAAAAGCATCGCTGAGCACTACAAGGCGGAGATGAACGCTGGCGCTGAGTGGGTACCGCAGGTTCCCGACATGCTCGACCGAGGGTACTGGCTGAATGCGCTGGTGAGCCCCTTTGCGGGAGCCAGGTGGCCCCGGCTCGTTGCCGAGTTTCTGGAGAAGAAGGCCGACCCAACGAAGCTGCAGGGCTTCGTCAACACGGTCCTGTGCGAGACCTGGCGCGAGGACGGGGTGCAAGCGTCCGAGGAGGAATTGCTTGAGCGCCTGGAGGCCTATGACCCGTCCCTCTCCGATGAGGCGAGGCCCATACCAGCTGGCGCGGCGATCATCACACGATCTGTGGACGTGCAGGATGACCGTCTCGAGACGGCCGTGTGGGCCTTCGGCGCCGACGACGAGAGCTGGCTCATTGACTACGACTACATCCCCGGTGATCCCGGTACCGGTACGCCGTGGCGCGAACTCACCGATATCCGCGCCCGGACCTACCGTCATGCGAGCGGGCATGAGCTGAAGCCGTTCGCCACCTTCATCGACTCCGGCGGTCACCACACTCAGATGGTCTACCGGTACGCCAAGCGCTACATCCGGGACAACGTCTGGGCGATCAGGGGCGTCGAGGGTGAGGGTGCGCCCATCCTGGGCAAGCCCAGCCGGAACAACTCGGCGAAGGTCACCGTGTATGCCGTGTCGAGCTTCAGCGGCAAAGAGACGTTCCTGAAGCGGTTGATCAAAGTCACCGAACCAGGACCCGCCTTCGTGCATCTCCCCCACTGGCTGGAAGGGGAGCAGCTCCGGCAGTTCGGGAATGAGCAGCTGGTGCCGCGGTTCGTCAACGGCCGCCTCAAACGCGTCTGGGTCCGCAAGGGCCCCAACGAAATGATCGACCTTGCCGTGTACGCGCTCGCCGCCCTGCAGCTGCTGGGTGAGAAGAAGCTCGCGGAGCTCGGCGCCGTCGCCCAGTGGATGATGGACAACCCGCCCAATCCGGCCAATGGCTCCACCTCTGAGGTGGTGCCGAACGTTCCGCGTCGCCGGGTCCGTTCCGCGGGGGTGCAGGTGTAGGTCTGTTGTTGCCCGATCCCTCGCCCCGCATCGTGGCACCATGTCGAGCGCCTCGAGCGGACCCATCCTGATCCATCGCCAGCGGCTGGTGAAGCTGCAGCAAGCTGTATCGCTGCTGCTGCAGGACGTCGCGTCTGTGGAATTCGAAGGGACAGCCTACGGCTCCGCGCAGCTGCCTACGCTCTACGCCCTGAGCGAGCGCCTGCAGGTCAAGGCCGCGATCGAGGCGATCGAGGCGGGCAACCAGTCCTACGCGATCAACGGGATGACCTACACGCGCGGGGACCTCCGCACGCTGTATGACCGGGATCGCCAGCTCGAGGCGAAGGCCGGTCGCGCTGCCCGTGGTGGTATTGGGATCCGCTTTGGGGTGCCGGTCCAGTGAGCGCCGTCACGATCCACCAGAAGGGGCTCGTGCCCGCGGTGTCGAGCACGCTGCTTGACCGTGCCATCAGCGCGATCTCGCCCGAGACCGGGCTGCGCCGGATGCAGGCGCGTGTGCAGCTCGCCGTGGCGGGCCAGTACCTGGGCGCGCGGCGGGATCGCCGCGCCACCCAGGAGTGGAACCCGCGCGAGGGCTCGCCGAACGACGATCTGATCGGTGACCTCCCGCAGCTCCGGGCGCGCTCGGCCGACCTCGAGCGCAACGAGCCGCTCGCCGCTGGCGCCGTGGCCGGCCAGCTCACCGGTGTGGTGGGCTCTGGGCTGCAGCTGAACCCGCGCATCGATCGCGAGCTGCTCGGTCTCACCGACGAAGCCGCCGACGCCTGGGAGCTGCAGGCGTCGCGTCTCTGGATGGCGCATTCGTCGGGCAGCGGGTGGGACTACGCCGGCAAGGCGTCGTTCGCCGTCCAGACCGAGCAGGTCCTCTGGGGCGCCCTGGTGAAGGGCGACATCCTCGCGGTGCGGCGGTACCAGCCACGTGCCGGGCGGCTCTTCGGTCTCGCGGTCCAGCTGATCGAGGCCGAACGGATCAGCTCGCCGAACGGGCGGGACACCGACACGATCATCGCCGGCGTCGAGTTCAACAAGGCGACGGGCGAGCCGATCGCTTACCACGTCGCCAGCGACTACCCGGGGCGTCGGTTGGGGCGTGGGCTCGTGACCTGGTCACGCATTGCGCGGTTCGATGAGCGCGGGGAACCGCTGGCGATGCTGATGGGGGACCACCTCCGGCCGGACAGCCTGCGCAGCGCGCCGTGGCTCGCGGCGGTGATCGAACCGCTGAAGCAGCTCGGCACCTACACCCACGCGGAACTCACCGCCGCCGTGATCTCGGCGTTCTTCACCGTGTTCGTGAAGTCGCCGGCGACCGCTGAGGAAGGTGGCGCCGGTCCCTGGGCGGAGTCCGCCCTGCAGAGCTCGATCGCCGGGAATCCGCCGTCGTCGAAGAGCGACGTCAAGCTCGGCGCCGGGATGATCGCCGACCTCGTCCCGGGCGAGGACATCGAGATCGCCAATCCCGCCCGACCCAACGCGCAGTTCGATCCGTTCTGGATGGCGATGGTGCAGCAGATCGCGGTCGCGCTCAACATGCCGGCCGAAATCATCCTGCAGCGCTTCAACGCCAGCTACTCCGCGAGCCGTGGTGCCATGGTGCAGGCGTGGCGCGTGTACCTCAAGCGCCGGGCACGCCTCACCGCCTGGTGGTGCCAGCCCGCCTACCAGTGGCTCCTCAACGAAGCGGTCGCCCGCGGCTACCTCAACGCGCCCGGCTTCTTCGCCGATCCGCTCCGTCGTGCTGCCTGGTGCGGTGCGGATTGGACCGGCCCGACGATGCCGCAGCTCGACCCGGTGAAAGAGGCGAACGGCGCGATCCTGCGCATGGGAGCCACCCTCACCAGCCACGAGCAGGAGACGGCCGCGATGACCGGTGGGAACTGGGAGCGCCAGCTCGCGCAGGTGAAGAAGGAGCGCCGGATGCTGCAGGAGGCGGGCATTCCCGTCCCCGGCGCCACACCCGACGACGAGAAAGAAGAGGCCGCATGAGCCGCCGGATTCCGAAGCGGGTGCTCGCGCACGTGCTCGATGCGCCGTGGGCCATCACCGAGGACGGGCTCACGACCATCCTCGAAATCGTGCACCGGGAGAACCTCGATCCGGAGGCGGTCGCGGCGCAGTTGGGGCGGCCGCTCGACAACACCCGCGACGTCACCGTACGCGATGGCGTCGCCACGATCCCTGTGGTGGGGCCGATGTTCCGCCGCGCGGACTTCTTCACCGAGATCAGCGGTGCGACGACCTACGAGGAAATCGCGACGGACGTCACCGCTGCCCTCGCTGACCCCAAGGTGCACGCGATCCTGCTGGCGATCGACTCGCCTGGCGGGGAGGTGACTGGGACGTCGGAGCTCGCGCAGCTGATCCGCGCCGCGCACGCGAAGAAGCCGGTCACCGCCCACGTGGAGGGCTTCGGCGCATCTGCCGCCTACTGGCTCGCGGCAGCGGCGGGTGAGGTGGTCACAGGAGACACCGGCATCCTCGGCTCAATCGGTGTGCGGACGACGATCACCGATCGCCGCGAGGCCGAAGCCGCCCGGGGCACGAAGCGCTACGAAATCGTCTCGAGCCAGAGCCCGGCCAAGGCCTCAGACCCGGCGACGGAAGATGGGCGTGCGCGCATTCAGGCGACGCTCGATGCCCTTGCGGGGGTGTTCATCGCAGAGGTCGCTCGCTATCGCGGTGTCACGGAGGAGACGGTGCTCGCCCAGTTCGGGCAGGGCGATGTCTTCGTCGGCGCCGATGCCGTCACCGCTGGCCTCGCCGATCGCGTGGCCAGCTACGAAGTCGTGCACGCGCAGCTCGCGGCACGCACCCCTGCCTCGCCCCGCTCCGGGCGCGCGGCCGCATCCCACTCTCAGGAGACGGATATGCCTGGCTCTGACGCCACGCTCCTCACCGAGGCGACTGCCGAGCAGATCGTCGCGGCCCACCCGTCGCTCGCAACCGCGCTGCGCGCGGAAGGCGCCACCGCCGAGCGCGAGCGCATCACCCGCATTCTCGCGGTCCCATCGGCGGGACACGCGGACCTCGTCACCGAGGCGATCGCCGACGCGAACGCCACCGCCGGCACGGTCGCCGAGAAGATCCTCGCCAGCGAGGCCACGACGCGGCAGGCCGTGCTCGATGCGGCCGCCAAGGCCGAAGCGGGGATCAAGACCACGGCTGCCCCGTCCGCTGGTGGTGGCGACGACACGCCGACGCCCCGCGCTGCCGGGCGCGCCATGGCTGCCCGCTACCACTCCCTTTCCACTCCCACCCGGAGCTGACGCATGCCCGCCTCCTTTGGCAGCACTTCCTTCTCGCCGGACCGGCTGATCGCGGGGGACACGCCGATCGTGACCCGCGCGGTCACCCTGGTCTCCGGCCAGAACCTCACCCGCGGGGCGGTGCTCGGAAAGATCACCACCGGCGGGAAGTACACCCTGTCCCTGTCGGCCAGTTCCGACGGCTCGCAGACCCCGGACCTGATCCTGGCGGAGGACTGCAACGCCTCCGGCGGCGACAAGGTCGCGCTCGCCTACGTCACCGGTGAGTTCAACCAGAGCGCGCTCACCATCGGCACGGCGCACACCGCGGACTCGATCCGCGAGGGGCTCCGCGTCAAGGGCATCCACCTCATTCCCGTCACGGGGGCCTAGACCATGCCGGACATGTTCAGCACTGACGCGATGCTCGGCGTGGTCGAGGACCTCAAGGTCCCCGGCAACTCGCTGTTGCAGACCTTCTTCCCCGAGCAGGTGGTGGAGGAGTCGGAAGAGATTCACTTCGACGTCGACGACAAGCGGCGTCGGGTCGCCCCCTTCGTCTCTCCCCTCGTGGGCGGCAAGGTCGTGGCGGGACGCGGCCAGACCGTGAAGACCTTCACGCCCGCGTACATCAAGGACAAGCGGGTCTACGACCCGAACCGAGCCTTCAAGCGCGCGCTTGGCGAGAGTGTGGGTGGTACCCAGCTCAGCGCCTCGCAGCGCATGGAGATGCTCCTGGTGCAGGACCTGGCGGACCAGCTCGACATGGCCCGTCGCCGGATGGAGTTGATGGCCCTCGAGGCTCTCAGCACCGGCGCCGTCACCGTCTCGGGTGAGCTCTACCCAACGACCGTCGTGAGCTTCGGGCGGCACGCGGACCTCTCACCGACGGCGCTCACCTCCACGGCCCGCTGGGGCCAGTCGGCGGCCGCGCCGCTGACGAACCTCCGCACGTGGGCGGGGCTCACGCAGCAGAAGAGCGGCGTCTATTGCCGTGACGTGATCATGGATCCGGAGACGCTGGAAGCATTCTCCAACGACCCGAAGGTCGAGAAGAAGCTCGATCAGCGGCACGTCGACAACGTGGGCCTGAACGTGGACCAGTCTGACGATGAGGGCCTGGCCTACATCGGCACGATCAACGGCTTCCGCATCTGGTGCTACTCTGGCTGGTACGTGAACGACGCCGATGCCGAGGTCACCATGCTGCCGCAGGGACGGGTGATCCTGACGTCCCGGCGGGTGGACGGCATCCAGGCGCATGGCGCCATCAAGGACCATGACAGCCTCGCGGCGGTGCCGTACTTCCCGAAGTCGTGGACGGAGAACGACCCGTCCGTGCGCTTCCTCCTGATGCAGTCGGCGCCGCTCGTCGTGCCGACCCGCGTCAACGCCTGCCTGGGCGTGAACGTCCTCTGATGTTCGCAGCGGACGCGGCGTTCGTGTTCGAGGATCTCTGCCAGCAGGGACTCCTCACGACCGTTCAGGTCGAGCGGACGGTGGCCACCGGG